GCGAAGTAACTCTATGCCCTACAACTAATTTTTCAAAACATTCTTTACTTAAATATTCATAATGTGCAGGTGCATCATTTAAAGGGATATCATCTACAGTAGTTTTGTTATCTACCGAGCTGTTAAAACCTACAATTACTTTTTCACCCCTTGCACCTGTTAATTTACGTTTAACCTCGTTTGCAATTTCTTCACGTTTTTCTTCTGGTGGCACACCGTTATTAAAGTTTATAACTTTAGTACCACTAAAACCATTCATTACATCGTTAATCAAATAGTCAGATATTTCTTCTTCTAACTTTGCATAAGGTAAAGCACCAGAATAATCAATCGGAGTGTAATAATGATAACCACTAATATAAGGTTTGATAACGTAAATTTCAACTTCTTTACCATCACCAAAACCAAAAGCAGGAATACGTTTTATTTCTTCACTTGGTTTTTTATTTGCCCAATCAGGGTGATAATACCACGCTACAATTTCGCCTTTATCATTACATTTTTCAGCTCGTAAAGTATGCATTGGGAAGTGGTCTACAAATTTAACCTCTCCTTTTTCATAACCAACCTGCATAGCAGCCATTCCTAAAAGTTTACGCTCTAAACCAATTTTCTTTAAACAATTTGGTTTAATAATAGAAATCATTTTAGCGTACTCATCAGGTTTTTTATTAGCATCTAATGCTGATATACCTTTTCCGTAAATCATATTAGAAACACCTGTTATAATAGCGTTATTTGTAGTACTGTATAAATACCTTTCAATTAAAAAATTAAAATAATTATTATCTGCACCGTACTCTACAAATTCACCTTTTTTACTTTCGTTTATTTGTGGTGAAGTATATGCACTTAAATTTAAAATGTGAAACATATTATTCAAATATTTTGTATTCGTTACTTGTTGTATGTTGAGTATATTGGTCTTTGTTAATTGTGTAATTTGCAATTACTTGATTTGTACAAAAAACCTTATCCCTATAAACTATATCCGTTCCATTTAAAATAGTAAGTGTATAGTATTTATTTTCTTTAATTGGGAATATTACAGAAGTTGCTACGTAATACCTATCTATTGAAAACGTGCAATTAATTTCTGTTTCTATATTCGTTTCTTCATCTCGCAATACAATAGCATCAGCATTACTACCATAAATAATGGCGTTTAATGTTTGTGCTGTTTCTTGTTCTCTTAAGATTATCATATTGTTTTATTTAAAAACACAAAAGTTGCATTTTTGTTAAAGCAAAAAAAAAGCGTATAAATTAATATACGCTTTTCATAGTGTTCAAAAATATTTCTTATGAACCAACTACAACTGTAAAACCAGCAGCAGTTAAAGTATCTCCAATAAAATTAGCAGGTACTTTTTCCATTCCTGTTAAAGTTAAAGTATAACCTGATAAATCTCCCATAGCACCACCTGTAACAATAGTACCACCTGTAACATCCATACCGTGTTGTAAACCTGCGTAAAAGAAATTACCGTTGTTATCTTCTATAATAACTTGTGGTCTACCATAAGCCATTAATTTTAATTCTTTATTATCCTTAACTGTTAATTTCTTAAAAGTTAATTCTAAAACCTGCTCAAAAAACGTTGTTCCGTTTTCTCTTGAGCTGTTAATATTTTGAGTAAAGGTACTTGCACCTTTCAACTCATATTTATAAGCACTTGGAGTACCTGCTACAGCGTCTATAACGTCTGTATTTGTAACATCGTATGTGTAACCTGTTGCATCTCCGTAATTAACGAAGTAAACATTTTTTAAACCACCTACGCTATCTTTGCATACTTCCAATCTACCTAAACTTAAATCACAAGCCATAGTATATATATTTTAAAAGTTAAAAAAAAAGGTGGCGTTTATTGCACCACCTTTAATTAGTTATTTGTTATTAATTATGCTGGAGTGTAAAGTACGATTTCAGAACCGATACCGTATTGAACAGCAGCAGTAAATCTCATAACAACTCTTACATTTTGTGAACCATCGATATCTGCCATATCAATTAATTTAACTTCGTTTTGGTCTGATAATAAACCTGTACCAAAATATAAGTTAGATTTTTGAGCAGCCATTATATAGTTAGCAGCTAAACCATTAGCAACAAAGATTTTAACACCATCAAAAGATAATGAACCGTTGTTAAACCATTGTGTACCCATTGCGTTAGTACCGTTTGCACCTAAACCTGAAGCAGCAAAACCGCCTAAAGCTCTAACATAAGCACGAGCTACATTTTGAGAAACGTAAATATGTAAATCTTCTTTACCGTATAATGCAGCAGGGATAGCATCAACTACTTTACCCAATTCAGCAATAACGTTAGAAGCTGTTACAGTAGTACCAACTACATCAACTACATTAGAGTCTGCAGTAGCTAAAGCTACAAATCCGTTAAATTCACCTGCATTAGCAGTAGCACCTCTCCAAATGTTAGTTTCAGTTTTTTCTGCTACTTTAGCTGCTACGTGAGCAATTAAATAATCAGCAAAAGATTTAGGTAAAGTTTCGAAAGCAGACATTCCCATTTCGATAGATTGCCAAGTACTTGCGAAATCTTTTTTACATAATTCTAAATTTACCTGAAATTCTTCAGGAGTAATAACTCTTTCAGTTAAAGTAACTGTAGAAGTTGCATCAAAAGCACAAGTAGCATCTTTAACGATAGCATCAGTAGCTAAACGTTGGATAACTGATTTATACTTTACGTTTGGCATTACTTCAATTCCACCATTTTCAATAGTAGAAGCTGATAATAATGCAGCTGAAATGTATTTTTTTGAAAATTCACCAGCGTAAGTTGTTGTAATACTTGTTGTAGTAGCCATTTTTTTTAATTAATTATTAGTTTGCTATTTTATTCATTACTCTGTCGAATGTAGTCATTTCTCTGTTTTGTGAGAATAACACTTTTTCAACGTTTGGTTTTGCATCAGGGTTATGTGTTAAAGGTTGAGCAGATAATTCTACTTTTTCTTCAAAAGTTTCAACACTTTTCATAGATGCTAATTCCGTTTTTAAACTTTCGATTTCTGACTTTAAAGCATCAACATCTTCTTTTGAAAAATGCGACTCTCTAACAGTAGACTCGATTACCTTTTTAGCTGTTGCTGGTGTTTGAGCTGCTTCAACTTCAACTTCTACTTCTGGTGTAGCTTCCTCTGCAGGTGCTTCAACAATAGCTTCTTTGATTTCTTTGATTTCGCCCTCAACCTCAACTACTAAAATCATTCCGTTATCAAGAGTGTACTCACCTACAGGCAATGCAACTCTATCTTCACCATTAACAATAAACACTGCTTGCCCTGCTTCAAAGATTTCAGCTTCAATAACAGTTCCGTTGTCTAATGTCATTTGCTCAAGTTTGATTTCCATACCAAGCAATTTTTTAATTTCTGTAATTACGTTTGACATATTTATTAAATTTATTTAAAAACAATAGTTTTTAATTGTTGTTGTATTTTATTAAAATTTTACAGAATTAATTTTGTTATTTAATTCAGAAAATTGTGCAGCTTCTCTTTTTGCTGAGTCTCTTGCAAGTCTTGCATCATTCGGTAATGATAAACCTAATTCTTTAGCTTGTATTTCTAAAGCATCAACTTCATTAATTACTAATTCAAATGCTTTAGAAGCAGATATTGTATTTGCTTTAACAGTTGCTATTAATTCACTTACTTTTTTTACAGAACCTAAAGCTTTTTCTTTAAGTTTAAAAGCATTATCTTCTAATTTAACAACTGATTGTAAATTAGCTAATTCAATTTTTTGACTTGCTAATTCTGTTTTAGTAAATAATTTACCAAATACGTTTTTTTCTTGTGGTGTCATTTTTAATTATTTAATTGTTTATCCGTTTACCCTTGTTATTACTCTTACTCCGTTATTTTCTGTAACGGTTAAACTATCTACTCCTGATGTTTGCCCAATGCCTTGATTTTGTAAATCACCATTGCAACATTCTTTACTATAAGTGTTATCATCACATAGACAACCCTTTTTACCATTTACTGGACTTGTTTTACT